TATTTCCAACTTTAGGCATTATCTTCTCCTTCTTTATTAATTGCAATCCTTATAAACGTATTCAACAAGGATTCATATTTATCTACTTCTACGATTTCGTTGTCAATATTATTCTGATTATCCATAATGAAATTCGTACTTTTAGGTTAAAAAAATATTTTTTAAATGCACATACAACGTGCTTTTTTTAGCCTATATTGTTTGTATGAGTTCCCATACTTACAAAACCCTTCAGGTTTTGACCCCCCAACCTTTGTCCGAGCAACATTGTTCTTTAGCAATTTATGACAGAATTACGTCAAGTCTATATTAATCTTTATATCTCCAACGATCTCATTCTGCCTTTTCTCTGGTACTCTTAGTCCTACTCGATCTAGTATATCCTTGCTTGCTTCTAGCTGAACGTACTCACTCTTTGCACTATCGGATAATTGTATTAGCTTCTGGCTTGCCTTGATAGCTCCAGTTCCCATAACACTAGCTACCTGTTCCATCATGTACCTCTGTACCTGTGGTAATCGTAGCGTTCTACTTGCTACTACTCTGCCTGCTTCACCCTTTGCATATCCTGCCTTTTGTGATGCTTCCTTTATACTACAACCAGTGGTTACGAGTGTATCAACTAAAGCTTTCTGTTTCGTCGTAAGACTCTTCGTATTCATGTGTGAACTAAACGATTATATCTTCAAAATTCTTCTGTCAACATAAATATTGTTAGATTCAATTCACAACATATTCAGTACTCAATGATGTGATTTGTTTGTTCTGTGTTCACTTCGTAGGCAAATATGTCGGCTCTTGAATCTAGTAGGGCTAAACCCTACTCGTGGACGCTATATCTCTCTCTTGTAAAATGGCAGTAGCATTGTAGCATAATTAAAATCTTCAAGTAAAGCTATGCTCCGCTTCATGCTAGTCGCCCCCTAAGTGCGTAGGGGCTCCCTGTCCGAGAGCCAAGCTTGACTAGAAAAGATTTCAATTCTGCATTATCGTCTTTCATATTAATACAAAAGAAAGGAAATATATGAAAATGTTATTAATAGTATGGTTAATAGGATGCTGTATATCAGTATTTGGATTATATCAGTATAAAGAAATATTAAGATTAGAAGATAAAAATAATAAAAGAAAGGAAATAAAATGATATATCAAAAGATTGCAGAAATGGCTAGTAACTGGATTACAAGTGTAGCTGGATCTTTTCATATGCACGAAGATCATGGTACATATTATTTAAATAAAGTAATAAGTACAAATAATAAACAAATATTACATATATCACATAATGATGAAGTAATAACAGAATGGAAAATAACATTCGAAAAAGTAAAACAATATCATAACGAAAGGAAATAAAATGACATACGAATATCTATATAACAATGATGATAGATTCAGAACACTATGTATTCAATATGAATATGCAGTAGAAACTAATGATGATGAAATGATGTCAGAATTAGATAGTGAATTATACAATGTATATAATGTATCAGTAACAAAGGAGAGTATATGATAGTAAATGGAGTAAAGATTATCACAAATTTATTTCGTGATGATGTAAAATTTATAAGCAAATATGGTAAGAAAATAATAGATGTAGTACCATATCATATTAATATTAAAGTAGACAAGAAAGGTAAGAAATCATGGAAAATCAAGAAATAGACACTAGTATTCATAAAGATACCAGAGTTCAGAATGATGTACTTCAAATTGATAGACGTGAAGAAATTGGAGAAGATGCAGGACAAGTTATTATATCAGCATTATCAACAATATCAGAAATGTTCATTGAAGATGACAACAATCTATCTACACAGTTTGGTAATTCAATAGGCAATATGATTAAAAATTGTCAATGGATATTAAATACAAGAAAACAATGGTTAGATAGTAATAATAAAAAAACTCAGGCATTTAAAAGAAATCCAGATGGTGAGTTCAAAGATATAGATATATTATCAATGAGAGAAAAACAAATTGACAATGTATCAGCAATAAAATTCTATATGCAATACAAATCAGCATTAGAAAAAGCATATTATAATCATACTGGTAGCCATTACAAAGAAACAACAAATCAAAATGGTCCAGTTCGTATCGTTAGATCTCAAAAATCTGATGATATGTGTGACGCTATCATTGATATTTCAAAAGGAGTGGGGCTTTAGCCCCCTCCAAAAAAATTTTTTCCCAAAGGTTGGGGAGTTAAGTGAGCATACCGAAGGCTTGAGGTATGTATAAAACGAAAGGACACAATATGAAAGAAACATATAAACGCAAAGCAACAGGTATTGGAAGCTTTATAATAATATACTGTTTCATAGGTATGGGCGTAATAATAGGATTATTAACAGCAGGATTAAATCCAACATTAGTAATCAGTGTAGTATCAGCACCAATATGGATAGCAGTAATATTCTTATCACAAGCAATAAATAAACGAGTAATAAAGGAAGAAGATTATGAAAATGACTAAAGATGATATCAGTATGGCAATACAAGAAAATTACGGATATGATTCATGTAATGCAATACTTCATCACACTGTAAAAATGTTAGAATATTCATTTAAAACAATGATAACAAAAGAACAGGAAGATGAAATCAGAGATATGATTAACGAATACACAGCACACAGAGAGGGGTTATGAGTTGGATAAAAGAAATGCATGATGATTCGTTCAGGTTGACGAGGCATGAATTTATAGAAAAACATGGTGAAAGAAATGTAGATATATTTGATACAAATATGATGGAAAGATTAGAAAATGAACTATCACCATCTATCAGAACAATGGAGGCAGAGTTCTACACAGATGATAACAAACTAATACAAGGAGTAAAAAACAAATGAAATACATATGGCTTAACATTTATATGATTTCTTCTCATGAGTATGATTGCGGAGGAATTAAAGGATGGAATATATTTAGTCGCAATAAAGCAGCAAACAAAAAACACATAGTAATGAGGTAACATGAGTAAGATAGGTAATTGGTTATTAGATATGCAGGAAGCAGCTGCAGAACTAACAAAAGAACAATTTATAAAAAAATATGGTGAAGCTAATGCAGATGTTTGGGATGATGTTCATCACCCAAAAAATGAGCCAGATTATTCATAATAACAAAAGGAAAACAAATGACTAAAGACGAAATACATGACAAAATGACAGATGTGCAAAACTCTTTTATTACGACTATAGGTAAACAAGTAATAAAAAACATGAGCGATATCAACAAGTTAAATGATCGTATTTTAAAACTTGAAAGTGAAAATCAAGAATTAAAAACCGAAATAGAAAAAGAATTTGGAGTAACAACAAATGAGTGAACAATTATTACCAGCATGGCTGCCTGATTTTAATACAAAAAAGATTGATAAAAAAGAAGCAGCAGAAATGATGTATAAAAGTTTAGTAAAACATTGCAAAGCATATGGCATGGATCCTGATTGTGAAGTTTCAAAACCTCAATCATATCCAAATGAATTTACACATACCAAAGATGAAATGCCAGGAAGCAATACAGATAACATACAAGTTATTTGGGAGTCAGGCCCATTTGATTGGGGTGTTGCCTATTCATTAGGTAGTCACCCAAAATCATATCGCTTTGGTAAAAACATACAGGATTGGTACTTAGAAACCCACTGGGGTTTTGATGTTATATTCTGTGATGTATAAAAAACACTTACTAATAGATTCAAGTCGACAGTTAAAACATATTAGTAAGTTAGTGTACCTAACAACCCGAGAGGTGTGGTAATATAGTAATATATTAGACTACCTAGTGGAGAAGCAAGATAAGTGATCGTGGGCTTGTTTGAGGGTACACATTAGTGGTTACTTGGTACAGTTTAGAAGTATACGCCAAAGTGCCACACAATTAGAACACAGTTTTTCCTCCTGAATGTTTTACTGTGTTCTTATGGGGAATATATAATAAGCGTTAGAGCTTAACGTATTCCCCAGCGTAACTTGACGAATTAAAAAAAATAAATACAATATTTAGTATGTCAGAAGCATTAGGTACACAATTTCATAATCAGCTCATTAAACAATTTGTAAATAGAAGATATGAATTAGGATATACTTTAGCACAAATGGATGATATACTAGGAGTAGCGAAAGGACTTGTATCAAAATGGGAAGTAGGAATGAGACGACCATCTGGTTTTCTATTCTGCTGTTGGGCAGATAGTTTAGGATGCGAACTAGAACTAAAAGAGAAAAAAGAATAAAAGTAGGAACATACTTTGATTCATTAAGTCCACCAGAAAAAGAAAAATACAAAGAAAAAAATAAACCACCTGGCTGTCAATGCACAGCAAATGATTTAATATTAAGCAATAGTATCTATTGGTACTGTGGTAAATGTAAGGAAATAAAATGATAAATAAACACCCAAATCAAAAACAAATAGGTGGAGATCATTATAAAAAATATAAAATACAACCAATAACTTTTATATTAGAAAATGAACTTGGTTTTTGTGAAGGCAATATTGTAAAATATATTTGCCGATATAAACAAAAAGGTAAAGAGCAAGATCTAAATAAAATTATTCATTATGTAGAACTATTAAAAAGTAAACACTATGATTAACTTAAAACCAAAAATAGATGTAGATTTTAATAACCCTTATGAAAGGAGAAGATGGTTTAATCAAAAAATATTTAAGTTTATGTATCATAAACTACAACCAGAAATTCGTTGGGAATTTTATGACAGACTTATGGCAAACAAAATTCCTTACAAAGAAAAAGAAAAAATAATTAAATTAATGAGAATGGAAGAGAATGAAAAAAAACAAAAATACCAAAACAAAAAATCAGAAAGAAACTTCTCACCAAGGTCAATCTATGACATTATCAAAAAACCCAAGTAATCAATGGCTTGATATAATTAAACATGGTGTAGGTGAAAGACCATTAGGCATTGGTGGTACAGATGCTGCACGTATTGTAGAAGGTGATTGGAAAAACTTATACAATGAAAAACTAGGTTTTCAAGATCGTGAAGATCTATCTAATGTACTACCAGTTCAAATGGGAATACACACAGAATCATTTAATAGACAATGGTATAACAAGCAAACAGGATGTTATGTAAAACATACAGCAGATGTCATTGTAAATTGTAATCACAAATTTATGTTTGCAAGTCTTGATGGAATGGTAGAAAAAAATAATGAGCTTATGGTATGGGATGCAAAACATACCAATGCATTTATGAAACGAGATAAATTAGTAGAAAAATATTATCCTCAAATGCAACATTATATGTTAGTAACAGAATTAAAAAAAGCTGTATTATCAGTATTTTATGGTAACTTAAAATGGGAAGAAATTATTATTGAACAAGATAAAGAATTTCAATGGAGTTTACTCAAAGCAGAATTAATGTTCTGGAATATGTTTGAAAACAACGTTGAGCCACCTGATCATATGGATTGGGAAAATTTTACAAAGGAGAGTTATAATGAACATGGAAACATCACAATACCCATCATTAGCAGGGTACAAGAAGAAGGGAACGAGTCAAAAAGCAGCTAAAGAAATTAATAGATTTTCTAAAAGCATCAAAGTAAAAGCTCTACAAGTTCTTAAAAATAAAAAAGATTATGGAGCTACTGCAGATGAAGTAGCAAACTTATTAAGTATTAGTATCTTATCAGTAAGACCAAGATTTAGTGAACTATTAGCTCATGGTTGTATTGAAGAAACTAAAAAAACTAGAAAGAATGAATCTGGTAAACAAGCAACAGTATGGAGATATGTAAAAGATGTCGAATAATAATAAAAAGTATTGGGATCAACTTAAAAAAACAGATCCTAGATTTACTAAAAAAGTAAACAAAGGTTTTGGTGATATCACAACGATTGATCCAATGTCACAAATTATGAAAATGACCGAAGTATTTGGTCCAGTAGGTGAAGGTTGGAATTATACTTGTAATTACAATTATACTACTGATTTAGTTTTTGCTGAAGTATCTGTAGCTATACAAAAAAACAATGATCATTTCTGGAACTACTATGGGCCAGTGTGTTCAGTACAAAAACTATACAGAAAGACAGGTGCATTAGATGATGAAGCTCCAAAGAAAGCGATGACAGATGCACTAACAAAAGCTTTTAGTCACTTAGGTGTATCGGCTGATGTATTCTTAGGATTACATGATAACAGCAAATATGTAAGTGATCTAAAGAAAGAGATAGAAACAAAAGCTTCTATCGTCAACAAGGATAAAGTTAAACTTGTTGGTAACAACTAACGTGAAGGAGAATATATGATTAATATTGTAACACTTGTAGGTAGACTTGGTGGAGATCCAGAATTTAGAGATACTAAAGCAGGATCTCAATATGCAAAGCTTACTCTTGCTACTAACAAATTAATAAAACAAGGAGAAGAATACAAAGAAACAACAGAATGGCATAATGTTCTTGTATTTAATAAAGCTCTTGTTGGTATTGTAAGTAAGTCAGCTGCCAAAGGCACATTGATGTTTATTCAAGGAGCTATGCAAACAAGAACGTATGAAGTAGATGGACAAAGACGTTACACAACAGAAGTAGTTTGTGGTGGTTATGAACATACAATAAAAATATTATCGTCAAATCCTAAAAAACCTGATAATAATAATACTTCAGATGATACTCCATCTGAAGATATACCATTCTAATCTTTCTTTCCTTTCAATTAGGATGGTTTGAGCAAAGCGAGGATAGTTTGTTGTTTTCACCTCGCTTTGTTCGTTGATTAATTCTGATTACTATGTAACTTACACTTATGATTATAAGTGAAGATGAAGTTCAAGCTGTAATGAAAAAACTGTATCAAATTATTGATCATGATTTTATTATCGTTAATGGATTAACAGCAACACAAACAGCATTAATATCTATTGCAATTAACTTGTCAGATGTATTTGAAAATAGTAAAACTACTGAAAAAATATTACAACATGCATTAGCAGAATTGGAGAAAGATAGATATGTTATTAAAGGAAACAAACTTAATTGAACAAACAAAAGATAGAATAAAAAAACACGAAGGTTATTCTAATACAGTTTACAAAGACACCAGAGGATTTCGCACCATAGGTTATGGTCATTTATGTTATGATGACGAAGGTTGGATTGATGGAAAGGTTTACAAGAAAGAAGTTTTAGAAAAACAATTTGATGTAGATTTTAAAATAGCATGTGATCATGCAGAAAAAATTTATCTTCAAGGTAATGTTACAATGAATCCAAAAGCTTTAACTATTTTAACTGAAATGATTTTTCAGCTTGGGTATAATGGAGTAAAAAAATTTAAAAAAATGTTAACAGCAATCTATCAAGAAAAATTTGATATTGCAGCTAATGAAATGTTGGACAGTTTATGGAACAAACAAACACCAAAAAGATCAAAAAATCTATCAGACCTTATGAGAAAGATAGAAAAAGAAAAAGTTGTTACACCTGTAGAAGAGAGTATCTAACAGATTTAATGTGTCCAAAAATACCAGCTGGTCATCATTATGATGATCTAACAGAATG